CCTTTGGAAGTGGTGCCGAGTTTTTCAGCTAGCCTTTCCTTGTCTTCGTCTATGTGAAGTCTACTAACTATATGCGCTCGTGGAGAAACTCTTACCTTTGATACATCAAAGCCATTGTTCTCCAAATATCTTAGCTCGGCAGTGAGCGAGTTCTCATGAACTACGCACCCCGGTCCTATTACTGATGTTACACCGTGAAAGACACCACTTGGTATTAGATGCGTCTTGTACTTTTTACCATCGACAAACACTGTATGTCCAGCATTGTTTCCACCTGCCCATCGACAGACAAAATCATATTCACCTTCTTTTACTAGGGCTGAGGTGACTTTGCCCTTTCCAGTATCTCCCCAAGAGAGATCTGCAACTATGTCTACATATTCTATCATTTTTTCCTCCAATATGATTATAACACATTATTGCGTATAAGTCAAGAAAAAAAAACCCCGACTTTTGTCGGGGCAACTAAATCCAAAAGGATAAGTTCAGTCTTGTTCAAGTTTGATGCCTCTGACCACTGCATCGTCCATGATCTCCAACACAGACTCTCTGAAGATTTTATCCTCTAAGAGCTTGATCCAGTTGGTTGCTTGGAATTTTTTACTCTTACCATTGTTAAGATCTATTGTATACCAAGCGCCTGATTGTTTCAGTTTGTCTGTTCCGGAGAGCTTAATGGCTGTAAACCAAGATTCCTCATCTTGTATCCCAACACCTTCACCCCACATAATCTTGAAAGTACAATTGGCTTTCAGTGATCCAAAGCGGGATTTTTGAATTGTTGCTTTTACTTCAGACCCGACTACTCTGCCGACATCGTCGTAAATGTATGAAGCCTTTGATTTACGCCCTGTGAGCCATACGCGGAGAGATGAAAAGTATTCAATCGCTTTACCGCCGGGGGCTATGTAAGGTGTAGTCATTGCCTCTGCAACGTTTGTTGTGATGTTTGTTTTAAGTTGATTAATCAAAAGCAAGGCGCACTGGTTATTCGCTAATGGAATGGTTAGCTTTGGAAATGCTTTTGAAAAGATTCTTGGCTTAACAGCCATTGTGCTTTGAGGGTTGAAGTCGGACTCCAGCTCCTTCTCAGAAGAAGTTGCAGCAATGGAGTCCCAAATGAATAGAAATCTTTGTGTGGGATAGCTATCCATCAACATCTCGATAGATTCGAGAACTTTTTCAACAGAAATTGCTTGGTAGTACAAGAAATTCTCATCTACGTTGCAACCTGATTGTTGAAGGAACTCTGGGTCAACAGCAGATTCTGCATCAAAGTAAACGACAAAGATGCCTTTCTTTTGTGCATTTGCTGCAATCTGCGCTGCCATGTAGGACTTTCCTGTTCCGGAAAGACCAGCGAGTTCCGTTATTTTTCCGATTGGTATTCCTGCCATTCCTTTGATGGAGATGATAGAGTCCAGCCAGCGTGAGCCAGTTGGTATCCAATCGACGACAGACGAGGGATCATTGCCGTTTCCAAGAGAGTGAGCGACTTCAAGGCCCGCTTTCTTGTTAAGTTTTTTCTTCATTTCGTTTATATCAATTTTACCGGGTTTCATGTTAATTACCTGCCCCATTTGTTCTCCTTTTATTTAGTCTTTTGATTCTTCTTTGTGTATCTTTTTTCTCTTTTTCGGTTCCGACATACACTAATCGAGTACCAAAGAGTTTATCAAATTTATCAGTTGTAACTCCCCAATTCATTTCCTGTGTTGTCGCCATGTGGTGAGCATAATGCCAAGGGTAATGTTGCTTGCACCATTCTGGTTCTAAGTGGGCTCTCCGGTGAACATAATAGTACCGGAGAGCACCAACGGCGATACCGCCGTATAAACCAAAGGAGATAATTATGATTGGTAAGTGTAAAACTAATAAAAGTAAAATGGATAGGGTTTCTTTTATTGATGGCTCATCTTGAAACAGATTGTTTCTTGATGCCCTATGGTGTTCGTAAAAGTGATAAGCAAAAAATTTGTTTTTTCTATCTTTACCTAGTCTGTGTAAAAGATGTTTATGAATCAACCACTCAAGCAATTGGGCATAAACAAACCCTAAATAAAACAAACCACAAACTAACAGAACTTCCATATCTTAAACCTCTTTAAATAACTATGAGGTTTTAAAGCGTTATTCCTCAGCTTCTTCAGATTCTTCTGCTGAATCTTCGGGTTCTGCTTCTTCTTGAGCAGAGTCTACAACTTCCGCTGGTTCTTCTGCTGGTTCTTCTTCGTCGCTGCATGCGAACATTAGTGCTGAAAATAATATCATTTTGCGTCTCCTGTATTAATGATGAAAAGATGCTCCCTACAAAGCCGAGAGCGGGGCATAGATCTTAGTTTTCCAAAAGTTGGTTGATAGCAGTATCGACTGCGTCTCGATTACCATACTTTGTAGTCTCTGTACTTCGGTTTTCGGAGGAGGAATCTGTAGATAAGAAATCATCCAAGATTGCCTGAACTTCTTCGGAGGTTTTACGTTCAAAGATCTTGGAGATCTCAGGAACAGAGTCTAAAAGAGTTTGACAATCAGATACTTGATCATCACACAATGGCGATGGTCTCCGACGAGGCTTCAACTGAGTTTTTGGAAATGATCCGGGGGTGCCAGGAACAGTGTAATTTAATACAATATCTGTTCCTGTTTCGGGATCAGTAATGTCACCATAATCAGGATCTAGAACTAATCCAAGGAGGTTTTCATACGCCATCTTTCCATAAGACCAGATGCGTACTCCTGAGTCTTCCTGTCCTCGAACCAAGATTGGAGAAAAATAACGCTTTCTCACAAAGAGTTTCTTTGCTTCGCGCTTCAAGTCGTCTTCGTTCTTTTCAACACCTTCTCTCCATAGAGCAGATGCAAAGTCACAAATTGGACAATCTTCTCCGTGATTCTTTTTTGGACAAAGAATACCGGGGTTTTTACCTACATTATAGTGAAAATGAAACTCCTTGAAGGGATCTCCATCTGCTGTAGGAACAATACGAATTGTTTGGTCGCCTTGTTCGGGCTTCCACTTTGTATTGTCTGATTTTTTATTGCCTCCATTTTTAGAGGCTTCGAGCTTCGCTCGCATTGCTTCAATATTAATAGCCATAATTTTCTCCTTTGGTGTTTTTTTTGACTTAAATGTCTAAGGTCCTATCACAGAGTGAAAGGCCAAGAGCGTAATCCTTCCTTTACCTCTTAGGAACGATTTGAAAAAGGTAACCGAGTTTTTTACTTGGGTTGGTTAATCTCGGCCAACAACCACTATTAAACAAATTATAGAGTTTATTATTTTTTTATTTATATGTTTTATTTATCGTGAGAAAGTAACTGTTTCTTTTCTATTTGTTACTTCGCCGATGACTGTAGCGTTGTTAAAGGTTCTAAAACCATTTGAATCAACGTCGTATACAGTTTCAAATCCAGAAGACATTGCACGAACACTGCTGCCTTTAATTGAAGCCGGTACATCTTCATACTTTACGAAACGCATGGTGCGCTTTTGGCCGTTAAGCTTGGTGAAAGTTCCGGTGTGGACTGTTACGTTTTGTGAAATACTCATGTTTCCTCCTATGTTGTTGTAATGAGTGTATTTATTATAACATGTTTAAATGAACATGTCAAATAATTTTTTGAGATTTTTTTTGAGTTGAAATCTCTTAACAACCAAGATGTTTATATTATAACATTTTCTGTTATGTTTGTCAAGTATTTTTTTGAGTTTTTTTCTCATTCTTTTCGATCTTCTTCCAATAATAATTGGAGTAGCCTAAACTTGGTTTTAGCATATCCCCTCCTTGTTTTTATAATATAACATGTTAGGGAAATTTGTCAAGTATTTTTTTTATTTATTTAGCAAAAGCCATCATTCTGTAGGCTTGTATTCTTTCTAGAAAAGTGTCTTGTTCCTTAAGATCAATACCGGTCTCAGCAGACACTTTATCAAAAAATTTTTCAAACTTATTAAATAAATAATGCTTCTCTAACAGCTCTAAATTTTCGGGTAGTTTGAAATCCTGATATTTATCACAGAAGGTTTCAAGCTGTCTGTAGTGTCTTTCGCCTTTTTGTTTATAATGATATTCTCTAACAATGTGTAGCATAGTGTCGTGGTGACCAACAAATGTTATTAAGTTAAAAAGCTCATTTGGAACTTCAAGGGTGCCCAAGGTGTCGTCACTCATTTTTCCTCCGATTGAATATAATGTGTGTGCTTTATTGAATAAAAGTAAGAATATTCAGAGTCATTCTGCCAAATAGCAAAAGACGCCTCTTTTCCTCCTTCTCTTTCTAATATAACATGTTCTTTAATCTTTGTCAAGAGATTTTTTTCACTTTTTATTCTCTCTTCATTGAT